CAATGTCTGACCAATCATTATATTATGTTGACTACTAGTAAAAATGAACTTCTGGTTGATTGTCTTTTTAATTGGAGCTGTCTTTGTCTTGACCTACAATCCAAAGTCCAGGACACTCGAAAAGATTGTCCAGGTGCCTTCCAGAGAAGCTCAGTGTGAAGCCGAGCGTTACCAAAGACTTCAATTTATTGAAGCTGAGCACGCCTGTCCAGAAAAGGGTAAGACCAAAATGGGTGCAATTATTTCTGCTTAAAAGTTTTGATCTATAATTACACATAAAGATGCTTTCTTTTGACCGCGAAACCATGATGATTGTAGGCCTTATCGTTTGTCTCGGTGTCGTCGCCTACATGTTTAACGACATGCGACGTACCAAGGAAGACGTGAATGCCGTCAAAACGTTTTCTTTGAATTTGATGAAGAACCTTACGATCGAACACGTCGAACCGGAAACTCCTCAGCCGAAGCAAGAAGTTGCGCCGCCCACTGAGGAGAAAAAGGAAGAATAAACATATCCACTTATTATAACTTGCTAAATGAGCAATGAAAAAATACAAAGCAATAGCGATCCCAGTCACGTTTGAGGGTGACCGGCCCCGATTTCTCACGGTGAGAGATCGGAGATTTAAGGATTGGATTTTTGTCACAGGTGGATGTAGACGTCGAGAAATTTTCAATCCTTTACGATGTGCCCTCAGAGAGTTAGAAGAAGAGACCCGTGGTGTTGTGGCTCTTAAAAAAGGAGAATATACGGAATTTAATTTTACAGTTAAAGAAAATGCAACGACCGATTTGGTATACAACGTGTTTGTCTTTTTTGTAAATTACAAAAGACCTGAGCAATTGGATATGATTAAAAAATTCAATGATGAAAAAATGAAAACCAATTTGAAAAAGATTAACAAGGAACCAATAAAGAAGACATTCGATGAGAATGACTTCATGAGCTTCGATACTCTCGAAGAGTTTAATGTTAGAAAGAGGTGGGACCTCATAATAAAAAATGTAATACAAAATCCAGAATTTTATTCGTGTGTCACTTCGCTTAATAGAAAAACATTTTCTATAAAATAGAATGAAGTCAAAGACTTACATCTTAAAACAAATCAGAGATCTTCTTGTTGATAACAAGGCTTACAGTGAACGTAGAGCAGAACAATACATTGAGAATGTAAAGACTAAGACAGTCTACGAGCTTCTTGTTATTAAAAAGGAATTAGCTTCAGAAAGAAAAGAGCATCACGATGTGTCTTGTATGCGGTCGATAACATATGACTCCCATCAAGATGATTAAAAGAATGACTCTCTAAAATGGTAAGTATGTTTAAGGCATGGTGTTCTAAAAACAAATTCACAAAGGGTGAAAAGCAGAACCGCTCACACGTTCTCATGAATGGTGGTTCGCTTTACATCCCACATGACCGGGTCGGTGAATTTTGTGACGAGTACATCAAGGCTGTGACGAAAAAGGAAAAGTTGTATCTCGTGGAACAAAAAACGCCGACGTACAACTTCTTCTTAGATATTGATTACAAAGATGAAGATGCCATGCAACTCGACTATCTTCAAAAATTGTGTCGGATCATTTGTGACAAAGTAAAAATGTATGGTGGTCGTGATTGTCTCATATGCGTTTCAAAACCCAAAGAAGTCGATGACGGACTCATCAAAACAGGTGTTCATTTAAACTGGTCAAATTTTGTTGTCGATCAAGAAGGTGCCAACAACCTTAGAGATCACGTCATCGCGACTCTGATTTCGGTGTTCAAAAATAAAAATTGGAATCAAATTATTGATAATTCTGTCTACGGTGACACAAAAAAACGAACAGCCGGGAGTGGGTTTCGGATGCCATGGTCATACAAGAAGGGAAAGCATATCGCATGTCAGGGACAAGGATGTTCGGAGTGTGACAATACCGGAAAGATTACCGAACCCCCGTATCTTCCAATCTTCAAATATGTATATGGACATGTCATGTGTCGTATGGATACACTGTCACAAGATCCATCGGTTGATATTCTAAAAGACTCCATTGTTCGGACAGACGTGACAGAAGTTACAACTGTTCCAGCGATCGATGGTAACAAGAAGAACGAAGGGTCGTTTACCGAAGCTCAAATGAAAGATGAGTTTATGGATGACGAAGCTCGGGCCTACTTGGAAACATTTATTCGTCAAAACATGGAAGGTCAAGAAGATGCGAGGATTACGAAAATGTTTCATCATAAAAATCAATTCTTAGTATCCACAACTTCAAAGTATTGTGAAAATCTTAGAAGATCGCACAACTCAAATCATATCTGGTTTCACTTGATCGGTAAGACCATCACTCAGAAATGTTTTTGTAGATGTGAAACCATCAGGGGGCGATTCCATGGGTTTTGTGCAGACTTCAGGGGACGCGAACACATGTTAAACGATACGATCGTTTCCAAGTTGTATCCAGATGTAAAACCTCCAGTCAGACCTAAAACACCACCACAGAAAGCTCCAGTTGAAACAGACAAAGCTGTCGAAACTCTTAATGCATACATCAATAAATGTATATGCCCGGCAAAAATTATCAAGATTACAAAGAACAAGACAAAGTATATAGCCGACGCTGAAATGACAGAGTGTGACTATGGACACAGGACTACTTGTCAGTTTATCATTGACAAGTCAGGCATAGAATTGAAATGTCCAGATTGTAAAGATCAAACTCACAGGAAGAATATACTCAACACAAAAACAAGGGAAATTTTATTTCCGACTAAAAAATAAGATGTCGGTCGTATTGTTTGCAGCAGCTGCATATCTTACAAGAATGCTGACACAGAAGGATATACAAGTTGATAAACTTGATGATCTTCTTAAAAAGGCACACCAATACTCAGGCCTAGATAAAGAGAATTTTTATGGATTTGTCACAAACTTTAACATGTTCAAAGAATGGATTCACGACGTGGAACTCGCCACACAGTTTCTTTATAAAGCGTTAGAACATCTTGAAAACATCGGTCTCATGACAGAATTCCAGGAAGAAATCAGCGAACTAGCTAAAATAGTCGGTTATTTCGGTGAAAAAGAGATTATGAACACCGCAATCAACAAAAACACCGCGTTCCACCCGAAATACTTAAACAATAGACTATAGTAGAACGATGATTTCCAGATCTGGTCGTGTTATTAAGAAGCCTGAAATATACACTCCCAAAGAAAAGGTTGAAGATGATTACGGCGATGATGAGTACGACACGGAAGATGATGGGAGTGACATAGAAACCGATGATGAATACTATTCAGACGATGAGAGTGATTATGACGACGCCGAGGATACAGACGAGAATGGAAATTTGAAAGATTTTGTCGTCGACGATGAAGATGACGAAGATGAGGAATTTTAAGCTTAAAAAAATCAAAGTAATTATAAAAAATGGAGGCTGACATTGGCAACCCCATTGAATTTGATAAAGAGCTTAAGATGCAAGATGATCAAGAACCAGAACAAGAATACTACCACCATCAGCAACAACAACCCATGATGTATCCACAAATGATGATGTATCCGGAACAACAACCACAAAAAAACAATGATATCTTTGCTAACATTGATAAGTCAACATGGATCATTGGTTTTGTTGTTTTTCTTCTTGGCTTTTTTATGGGTAAGACTATGCAACCCGTGATTCTTAGGCCTGGATAAGAGGATAACCGTAAATCCAATCGGTATGTTCATGGGGAAAATTCCCGACAAACTCACCAGTTGAACCACGCTTCCTTTCAGTAAAATACGCACGACTCGTGATCAGAGGATCCTTGAGTTGTGCAGCTAAAACTTCCGATGCTGTATTCATCTTCTTTTTGACAATTTCAGGTGATGTGAAAAAGAAGATCGCAACCACGAACACAATCAATAATGTAATTATGTTGAGCAATACACTGAACATATTTAATACTTACCTATATTTTTCTTACGCCTCGGCAGCAGCCTCCTCGCTGGTAACCTCGGCCTCCCCTTCTTCCTTTTGTTCCTCGATCGTCGCATCCGTGCTGGAAGCTTCACGCTGCTTACGTCTCTCTTCGACTTCGGTTGCAACAATTGTGTCAGCTTCCTTGACCAGTTCTTCCATCGGAGCGTCCGGCTTTTCCTTCTTGAGACGCTCCAAGACTTCAGCCGGATGGCTAATCGGGGCTTCGTCCGGCTTGTTGTAATACTTGGAGTTCTCATCACCCGGCTTGATGTAAGTCGACTTCGCTTCCATCATGTCACGCTTACGTTCTCCGAACATCTTCGCAGCCATGGCTTGGTTTTCCTTGTATCCAGACATAATTTCTTCAAGTTTTTCGTTGGTGTAGTGAACATCCTCAATCTTTTCCGTATCTGGAGGAATCAACAACCACTTGTACATGTCGACCACATAAATGTCAAAGGTTGCATCCTCCTTTTGAAGACGCTTCGCG